CCCCGGCGTGAAGCCGTGCTCGACCCGGCCCATGATGCTTGAGCGCGTGATGGACTCGTCCACCTCCTTGCCGTTGCCCAGTTCTGCCAAGATACGACCACGCTCGATTTGCTTGACGATGATGAACTTGCCATAGTTGTCGCGGGTATAGGCGTTGAGCACATCCTCTGCGGTGCGGGCGTTGCCTTTGACGTTGCCGCGCATGGTGTCGATCACCTTGTGCAAGCGCTCAATGATTTTTATCATGGGGATGTCGATCACACCAGCGTGCTTGCTGTTAATCATGACCCCGGCAGCAATGATGGTGCCGATGCCAGCCATCCAGAAGCGCTCGTCATTGGTGGCATTGAACTCCTTGTACGCGGTGCGCACAGTGTCGGGCACGAGTTTGGCCAGGAAGTCCACGTTCTTGGCCATGTAGTCTACGATGATGTGCCCAGCCACGCCGTAGTTGTGCTGCAAGGACTTGACGATCTCGATCTCGTGCGGCTCCCAGGTCAAGGGCTGGTCCATGATGAACTCCAACAGGCGGCGCAGTTCGCCCTCAGACGCATGCTTGCGTGCCCCGGTCAGCATATCAACGGCGTGGGTATTGGACGACATGATGGCGTTGGTCATCCAGGTGGACAGGTTCAAGCGCTCCTTATTCGACCCCGACTCCATGCGCTCCTTGCCCCGGCCCTCGGTCATGTCCAGCAAGAACTCGGGGAACCACTCGAAGTCTTTGCGGTTCTTGGCGGTGATCTCGTCCGTTATCAGGGCGAAGCTGTTGAGCAGGCCCAGGCGCTGTTGCATGGCAACAGGTGATGTGCTCTTACCTGTGCGGTAGTGGGTGGGGTGGCCCCAGACTGAGGCGGCTGCTTCCAGCGCCAGCGTCTTACCCGTGCCCGACTCCGTAGAGCCGCAGTGGTAGGTCATGCCGTACATGCCCGTGAAGCGCATGAGTGGCGCTCCAATACCCGCAAGCATGATGGCCAAGTGGTCGTACATCTCCTTTTGGATGAGCAGGTTCACAAAATTGCGCCATGCTTCAATCGTCCCGGTCGGCTTGGTGTTGGCCACAATGTTCTCAAGCCCTGGCATGGGCACCGAGATGGGCGTACCCGTGGAGTAAATCTTGCCTGCGTACACGATGGTGTTGTCGTCTTGCCAGCCGTAGTTGGCGGGGACTTTGACTGCTGCTTTGCCTGTGCTGGATTCTTCCACGGCTGCTCTCACATATGAAAATAGGTTTGCGTCATTGCCTGAACCGAACGCCGCAATGATGTTCTGGGTGGCCAGGGCTTTGACAGTTTCGTCTTTACTCACCACAGCCTTTTGCGCCATGGTGATGGTTGCAGGCCCGTCTGGCCTGAGTGCAAGCATGTGCACGATGTGTTCCCCGCCGTTGTTGAGGATGTCCACCACGAACAAGTCGTATGGCAGGATGAGCACAGGCTTCTTTACTTTGTTGCCTTCAGCGTCTTCAATCTCCTTGTCAATGTACACGCCGCCCCTGGCCCCGTATGAGTAGCCCCGTGGCGGCGTGGGGCGCAGGACTTTTTTTACTTCAGCCGCAATACCGCTGGCTTCGGCAGGCATGACCACTTCGATCTCTTTGGCCTGGGTCTCAAGCTTTGTTTCGCGCCCGAGCGCAAGCGGGTTGGTAATTTTGGAAAAGAATTGACACCCGTCACAGACCCCTGGGTTCTCACTGTCGAACTTGACGCAGGGATACGGCCCCTTGATCTCGCGCAGCTTTTGCTCCATGCGCTCTTGTGGGTAGGGGTGCAGGTTTGACAGCCATGCCGCTGCCTTGTCGCCGTCTTCACACTTCTGGGCGATGCTCAGCCACCCACGCCACAGCGGCTCCATGCCGTCCTCCTCGGCGTTCTCAACAAAGTGCTTGAGTTGGGCGCAGCCGTTGCCTGCTTTGGTCTTGACCAGGATGTTCTTGAACTTGGTCACGCTGTTCTCAAACATCTTGGCCGTGGTCGCTGTCGGTACTGGGGCGGCATCGGGACGCTTCCCCGGCAAGTCCAGCTTGGCTGGCTGCACAGGCTGAATGACCAGTTTGCTGACTATCATGTCAGACAAAATCTCTGGGTCGAACACAGCGCCCTCAGTCATCAGCTTGACTTCCCGAGGGGTTGGGTACTTGTCCTTGAAGTTGCGTGTGCCTGGGATGCGCAGCACCCTGGCAGCGTCCGCCGTGACGGTCATGTCGATGTTGAGCTTGCACTGCTTGCACAACCGCTTGAAGCTCTCAGCGATCAGCTTCCACTCGTCCTTGGGCAGCGCCTTGGTGAAGGGCCAGTAGCAGTGCAGACCACCGCCTGATGCCACCACCCAGGGCATGCCCAGTTCCTCAAGCCCGGTCTCCACCAGAAAGGCGTGCAGTGCCAGGGCCGCTTGCCGCTTGGATGCGTAGCCGTCCATGTCGATGAACAAGGACTTAACGAAGGCGGCGTTCTCAGCCTTGCGGCTGGTGTTGTTCTCAAACGTGGCCAGGGCGAAGAAGACGTTCTTCTCTTCATCGACCCAACGATCTACAGTGGGATAAAACTCTTCAAGCGCTGTGACATAGATGTGCTCCTTTTGTTTTGTTGATAGCTCTGCCGCACAGTAGTACCCGTATTCCGGGGACGGCAAAACGACCGCTAGAAATTCAAGCGGGGTCATGGATGTCCTTCGGCTTATTTAAACAGGTCGATTTGCTGTGGGTCTTTGGGCGGGTACTCGTCGCTGGGGGCCAGCGCTGTGAAGCGGCGTAGCAATTCAAGCTGCCATTCGCGGGGCATGTTGTCGTGTGAGTCCAGTTCGTCTGCCGCAATGCGGATGAGTTCGCTGTTAGTCAGGGTTCGAGGTTGTAGTGTGCGCATATTTTTCTCCAGGCGTCATCGGCTGAGTGGGCGGTTTGTAGGAATTTCAACATGGTCTCGACCCGGAACTCGTATGCGGGGAAGATGTCGCCACCTTCAAACCAGTTGTAGACAGTCTGGCGCGACACACCCAATGCTTTGGAGATGCGCACGACTGAGAAGTTGTGATGCGCGGCCCACCGCCCAAGCTGATTGCCTTGAGTCTTGGGGGCACGCATGATTGCGTTGATTGTTTTTTCGGAGTAGGCCATCTTTAATGCAGGGGCCGAAGCCCCCGCTGGTTCAAGGTTGCTGATCTGTCACAACACCGTAGGTACTACGCTTCCACAACGGGAAGCCCCCTTGCTGAGCACCTGCGTTGCGCAGTTCGGTGTCTGAGTAACGCTGGCGTGTGAAGCGCGGGTAGCCTGGGCCGACAAAGACCGAGGGATTGCGGTAGTGCGGCACATAGGTGACGCCGTTGAGCACGTACACCGTCTGCATGAAGGTTTCTTCTTTGTTGTCTTTCATGTTGGCCTCACTCATCGTCCCAATCGGCCACAACAGATGCCAAGTCTTTCTTACCGGGCACAGCGCTGGGCTTCTTCTCTTCTTTCTTCACGGTCGGCTCCTCGTCCGCGTCAGCCACAGGCTCGGTCTTAGGCTTCTTGCTGGCCTTGGGGGCGGGAGCAGGTGCTTCGTCCTCTTCTTCAGCAACGGGAGCAGGCGCGGCCTTGGCGGCTTTGGGCGGTGTGCCACCCAGGGGGTTGGCAGGAGCCACGCTGTCTTGTGCAGCCACGTTCATCACCACGGCACGCTTGGCATCTTCGGACTCGCCTTGCTTGGTAGCTTCGGCGTACTCCTCATCGGTCAGCCAGCGCATGGCTTTGAAGAACAGCTTGGGCGCTTCGGCCTTGGTGTCGAACTTCATGCGGGTCACAACGGTGCTGGGGTCAACACCCTGGGCCACCAACCAGCGGGCGTATGCCTGCAACGGGCGGTCTTCGCCAACTTCCTTGCCGAACAAGGAGGTGGCAGGCAGGGCCAACTGCTTGACTGAACCCTCGATGTCATTGGCCAACACCACAGCCAAACGCTGTTGGTAGCGGCAGGCGCGGCTGTTGCCTTGGCCTGAACCCGCAATGTTTTGGGTGCAGCCATTGCAAGTATCCGACTGGGGGTTCTTGGACTTGGCGTCTGGGGTCTCGCCATCATTGCTCCAGCAGTCGGGGGACGCTGCGGTCTCGCCGTCATACTTCTTCATGTAGAAGGTACGTGCAACTTTGGGCGCGGCCTTGACGATCACCACATCGAGGTAGCGCTCTTCAATGGCAGCGATTTCTTTGCCGCCTGACAGCAAACGAAACACACCGCCTTTGATGGAAATGCGCTCACCTGACTGGCCAGCACCGCCGCCTGCAAGGGCTTTGGCAATATCGGACAACTCACCTTTGCGTACAAAGGACGGGACTTGGGAAGGGTTGAAAAGAGCTACGTTGCTCATAGGTTTCTCCTGGGGTTACTTGGAAGGCTTACGGACGGAAATGTCGTACTCGTGCATGGAGTTGAGTCCAGGCGGGAGCTTGCCGGGGTTGTCTTCAAGGAACAGTTTCATGTTGCCTTGATGGATGCGCCGCTCGAACAAGTCGATGGCGTCTTCGGTCTTGACAAACTCCTTGAACGAATCCCAGTCGTCTGTCGAATACCGTGTCTTGATGCTCATAATCACCGTGCCTTGCGGCGTGTTGACTGAGCTTGCGCCGAGCGTCTTGAGATGCTCTTTCATGGCGTTCTTGATCTCATCTTGCTGTGCCTTGAGTTGTTCGACTTGGGTGTCGTACTCCTGTGTCAACACAGTGATGCGGTCACGAATCTTGCGGTAGACCCTCGCCAACTTATCGAGGGGAACTGCTTCATCAATCATCTACTTCTCCTTTTTGTTTTGTCTAAGGTTGGACATGGTACACATATTTTTTGGCTTTGCAACTCCTTTCAAGATTTAATTTCGTGGGTGAACATATCGGTCAACAGTGAGTTGTCGCTCACTTTGCCGCCAAGGGCTTTGAACATCTTCTTCTCGATGGGGCTACCCTCGATGTGGATGACGGTCACCTTGTCTGAGTTCTGCCCCTTGCGGTCGGCACGGGCTATGCACTGGATGTACTGCTCCACGCTCATCAACGGGCCGTAGAACACCACAGTGTCGGCAGCGGTCAGGGTAATGCCGTGCGCTGTTGCCTGGGGCTGCATGACCAGCACACGAGGGTCGGGCGTATCTTGGAAGCGGCGGATGATGTCAGCGCGTTTGCTGGCCGTCACGCCACCATGGATGCACTCAGCGGCGATGCCCTTCTTGAGCAAGTGCGTGTGGATGCCGTCAATGCTTGAGCGGAACAGGGCGAAGATCAGCACCTTGCGGCTGGTCTCCTCCAGAATTTCTTCCAGCACGCCCAGGCGGGGGGCGGCATCGAACTCAACCACCTCTTTGTCATCGGTGTACGCCGCACCGCAACTGATTTGCAACAGCTTGCTTACCGCTGTCGCCGCATTGACCGCGCTGATCGTCTCGCCTGCGGCTTGCACCACCATGCGCTCTTTGAGCATGTTGTAGTACTTGGCTTGCTGTGGGGTCAGCGGCACTTCGCGTGTGGTGGTCACGACAGGGGGCAAGTCTAAGCACTGGTCTTTGGTAAAGCGTATGGCTGGCTGCAACGCCTCATGCACGATGTCCTTGGCGTCTGCCTTGGGTGCCCACTTGAACATGGTCACTTTGTTCATCACCTTGTCGCGCCATGCTGTGAAGAACTTGGGCACGCCATCCGGGTTGACCAGCTTGGCCAGACCGTAGGCATCAACAGGCGACTGCGATGCAGGTGTGCCCGTCATCATCCACAGAAAAGTGTTGGGCTTGATGATGGACGCCAGTGACTTCCAGCGCCGTGTGCTGACGGTCTTGTATGCGTTGGCCTCATCGACGATCACCAGATCGAACTTGCCGTTGGAGTTGATCTCATCGGCTATCAGGTTCAGCCCTTCGTAGTTGGTGATGACGATCTCGTAGTTCTGTTGAATCATCTCGATGCGCCTGCTAGCTTGCGGATGGTGCGCGACTATGGCAGAGCGGTGGATGATGCTGTTGCCGATGTCTCTTACCCATGCTGGCCCCATGATCGACAAGGGGCACAGTACCAACACACGGCGTATCTCACCGCGTTGCATCAAGTAGTCCGCTGCCCACAGTGCAGATAGCGTCTTGCCTGTGCCGGGTTCGGAAAACACAAATGCTCGGCGGTGCAGTGTCAGGAAAGCAGCGGTCTCGACTTGGTGGGCCATGGGCTTGTAGCGCCCAGGCCAGGGGTACTTCCTCACGATGGGCGAGGGTACGTCTTTGACACCAAGGTTCTTCAACACACGCGCCTCATCCAACCCCCAGTAGACTGCAACATCAAAGCCGCCATCTGTGCGAGGCATGACTTTGTGCTTTGGAATGATGCAGTATTTGTTGGGGTTGCGGGTAGTGAACAGTAGTGCTTTGTCTTCTATGATTTGCATTTGCTTCTCGGTTTATGCGATTTGTTTTAGTAGTTCTGTCAGGTCTTTGGTTCTGCGGCAAAGCTGTGCAGTGTTTCGCACATGTCTTTTATACAATTGCTGCGCTCTACTTACAGATATTCCAACCCTTGCGCCAATAACGGCGTAGGTCATACCTTGTTCTCTCATGTAGGCTACGGCACTGGCGCGTGCACTAGCTCTATCACTAATCTCCTCTCGCGTCATTTGTTGTCTCCTTGGTTGGCCTTCTTGGCACGCAGTCGCAGGTTGCCCGGTACTGACGCACCGCCCTTGCGCAGCGGCTTGATGTGGTCAATGTCTTTGCCAGTGCGGGCGATGCCTTTCTTGTCGTACTCACGCCGAGCGCGTTGGCGCTCATGTTGATCGGAGCCAGGGCCAGACTTGCCTGTCTCCAGATCGCGTTTGTATTCAGCTTTGTAGTTACGGGTTGCCATGGTTTTTCCTTTCAGTGTTTAGGATTGAACTCACATGATCTCACAGGGCACCAGCCGCACAGCGGGGTGCGGGTGGGATTCCATACGCCTGTGGCATAGCAGGACTCCAGCTTGGCCACACGCTCACGATAGCGCCACCACTCAGCATCGGCTTCGTCCACGGTCATGGTGTGCTTGACCATATCGTTCTTGACCACGAACAGCAACGCTGAACGCACCTTGCGGATATGGGGGAAGTGCTTGAACACCATGAGGGACATGAGCTTTAGCTGGTCACGATCTGGGTACTTGTTGTTGCCCGTCTTGTAGTCCAGCACCGAGGCTGTCAGGTTGTCGTCGTCAATGATGAGCAAGTCAGCGATGCCCCTGACCCACCTGCCCTTGTCGTTGAAGTCACACGGCTGCAAGTCCGGGGTGATGCCCATCTCATACTCGCACAGCTTCCTGCCCGGCTTGGCCAGGAGCGCATCCAGCACAGCCTTGGCGTACTCAAACTCAGGGGGCAGCGGTGTGCCGTCCCGAATGTAGATTTCTGCCGCTGTGTGAAAGCTCGTGCCGTAGCGCGTGGCCT